AGAAGTTGAAGTAGAAACCAAAGAAGAATCTAGCCCCGCGCCACAAGCTGAAGAACCTAAAGAAGAGAAGGTAGAAGCGAGTGACGAGAAGCCAGAAGCTACTCAGGAAGAAAAACCTGAAGAGAAGAAAGAAGAATTAGAAACGTATTCAAAAGACGTTCAAAGAAGAATATCTAAACTTACGAAGAAATGGAGAGAAGCACAAAGACAAGCTGATGAAGCTTTAGCTTTTGCTAAAAACCAAAAAGATCAAAAAGAAAAACTTCAAAAGAAATATTCTTCAGTTGAGCAAGCAGGTGTTAAAGACAGAGAAGAGAGAATCAAAGCTGGCTTACAAGCATCAGCAGCTAAACTAGCAGCAGCGAAAGAAGCAGGAGATCTTGCAGCGGAAGTTGAAGCTAGTAAAGAGATTGCTAGACTTGGATATGAAGAAGGAAGACTAAACGAAGCAAAAGCAGCATATGAAGATATGGCTAAAGCTGAACCAACACAGAGAGAAATACCTAGAGTATCTCCTCAACAAACACAACAAGCAGACCCTAAAGCAGAAGATTGGGGATCTAAAAATAAGTGGTTTGGTACAGATACAGCTATGACATACACTGCATTTGATCTACACAAAAAACTAGTGGATGAAGAAGGATTTGACCCTCAGACGGACGAATATTATACGGAAATAGATAAAAGAATAAGACTTGAATTTCCGCACAAATTTGATACAACTGATGGTAAGGTTCAAAATGATACGACCAAACCGACACAAATAGTAGCTTCAGCGAAGCGAAGTGTAAACAGATCTGGTCGCAAAACCGTGAGACTCACACCTTCTCAGGTTGCTATCGCTAAAAAATTAGGAGTGCCATTAGAAGATTATGCAAAACAATTAAAAATCACGAAGGAGGTATAGCATATGGAAAATGATAAAATGAAGACCCCGCGTGCGAGCCAGTCTAGAGAAAAAGATACAAGACCTAAGACTTGGACTCCACCATCTAGCTTAGATGCACCACCTGCGCCAGACGGATTCAGGCACAGATGGATACGAACTGAAGTTTTAGGATTTGACGATACTAAAAACATGTCAGGTAAAATGAGATCCGGATGGGAATTGGTTAGAGCCGATGAATATCCTGACTCAGAGTATCCACAACTGAAAGACGGCAAATACGCAGGAGTGATCGGAGTTGGAGGCCTAGTGTTGGCTAGGATACCAGAAGAGATCGCCAAATCTCGAGAAGCTTATTTTGCTCAGCAAACTAAGGACAGAGACGATGCAGTAAACAACGATCTTATGAAGGAGCAACATTCAAGTATGCCAATCAACGCTGATAGGCAGACTCGTGTAACTTTTGGTGGTACGAAGAAATAATTTCTTTGTGATATCAAAATACATATAACATTAACCCGTAAATCTGCGGATAGTAGATTTACTAAAGGAGAAAAAACATGGCAAACCAAGACGCTGCTTTCGGACTGAAAGCAATCGGAAAAGTTGGTCAGAATAGAGACAACCAAGGGTTAAGTGAATATGGTATTGCAGCAAGTTCAACTGCGATTTATCAGAATGATCCCATAATGATGGCGGCAACTGGTAAAATTGTAGTAGGAACAGCAGCTGCAGTATTATTAGGTTCACTTAACGGTGTTTTCTTTACTGATGCAACTACAAGTAAGCCAACATATGCTAATCACCTTAACGGTTCTAACACTGCAACAGACATTGTTGGATTCGTAAGTGATGACCCATATGAAAGGTTTGAAATCCAATCTGACGCTGCATTAGCAGTTGCAGAAATTGGAATGAACGCTGATATAGTATACGCAGCTGGCTCTTCGCCAAACTACGTGTCTAAAGTGGAATTAGATCATTCTGATCTTAAAACTGCAACAGCTCAACTAAGAGTGATCGGGATTTCAAAAGATCCAGATAATAATGAAGCGGGAGCAGCAGACACTAACGCTGTAGTTATTATCAACGAACATTTCTTGAAAGGAACGGTAGGTATATAATTATGGCTATAAGTAGAGGACAACTAGTTAAAGAACTAGAGCCAGGTTTGAATGCACTATTCGGACTGGAATATAAAAGATATGAAAATCAGCATGCTGAAATTTTCGACACAGAAAACAGTGACAGAGCTTTTGAAGAAGAAGTAATGTTATCTGGTTTCGCAAACGCTCAAGTTAAACCTGAAGGTTCAGGCGTGACTTTTGACAATGCACAAGAAACTTTCACGGCTAGATATTCGCATGAAACAATTGCTTTAGCATTTGCTATCACGGAAGAAGCTATCGAAGACAATCTTTACGATAGACTAGCTTCTAGATACACAAAAGCTTTGGCAAGATCGATGGCAAACACTAAGCAAGTAAAAGCTGCGAATGTATTAAACAATGCATTTAACGCAAACTTTGCTGGTGGTGACGGAGTAGAACTATGTTCTGCTGTTCACCCAACGATAGCTGGAACTTTCTCAAATGAATTAGGCACATCAGCTGATCTTAACGAAACATCGTTAGAGCAGTCTTTAATTGATATCGCCGCGTTCACTGATGAGAGAGGTCTTAAAATTGCAGCAAGAGGAGTAAAAATGATTATTCCTTCTGAGCTTCAATTTACTGCTGAGAGATTGATGAAATCTCAAGGTAGAGTTGGAACAGCTGACAATGATATTAACGCAGTAGTATCAATGGGGATGGTTCCTCAAGGTTATGTAGTGAACAACTACTTAACTGACACTGATGCGTTCTTCATCAAGACAGATGTACCTAACGGATTAAAAATGTTCGTTAGATCTCCAATTAAGACAGCTATGGAAGGTGACTTCGATACAGGTAACGTAAGATACAAAGCTAGAGAGAGATATTCTTTCGGATTCTCAGACCCTAGAGGTATTTTCGGTTCACCTGGTGCGTAATCACTAGATTAACTGAATAATTAAGGGCGGCTCTTGTAGCCGCCCTTTTTTTATGGTAGAAAGATAAAACCCAATGAAAACTTTCCTAATACAAATCAGAGCATATGGCTATCATGCGCGTTTTGAGATGAAATCTCAAGATGAGGATAAAGCTTTTGAAAATGCACTAGTTGACAAACTAGGACAAAAAGATATAGTATGGGAAAAAGATGGATTTACAAGTAAATCTAAATTGTGGTTAACCTATGAGGAGGTTATAAATGACACACGTTCAGAACCTTTACACGGAAAAAAGGAGTCTAGAACTGAAGTGGTCGCAGCACTATAATCAAGAGAAAAGATATACTCTTGATATGGTAAGGATTGATGACAAGATTAAACAAGTTATTAATCATATCAAATTAGCTGAAGCACAAGTTGCTCATCAGACTAATAAGATAGAAGACGCTGCACCTGACGTTTCTGTAGCTACGTAACACAAAAAACGCTACATCGCTGAAATCGCACTTTCTATTAAGGCTCTCTTGCACTTCTCACAAAACTAAGCTATAAATTACGCACCATACATTAATAAAACAAAATAAATGTAGACGCGTATGGTCGACATCCCTAGGGACTACATTTATGTATTCTAGGAGGAATATAAAATGGCACAAACTACTTTTTCGGGACCAATATTAGCCGGTGGTATTAAAAATACTACAGGTACTACTGTTGGAGAAAATGTTAAAAACACGGGTCAAGTTTTAATGGCTCAATCTTTTTCTGTTGCTTTCGGGCAAGAAGGCGCAGCGACAGACACAAACGTGGTAATCCCAGCTAACTCTCAAATCGTAAGAATCGATGTTAACGTAGAAACTGCGTTCAACGATTCAGGAGCGGATTTGCTTGAGGTTGGATCATCTGCTGACACAGACTTATACGTTAATGACGTAAATGTTGCAGCAGTTGGTAAAATAGCTTTAGGAACAGCTGCACTTTGTGCAAACTGGAAAGACATTGGAACTTCTGATATTAGAATCGGTTTCATCTACAATGGTGCAAACGATGATGCTTCAGCGGGTGCTGCTACAGTAACTATTAGTTATTTGCAGAACAATAATCTTTCATAATAAATAATTAGTGTGGGGCTTAGGCCCCACATAATTTTTAAGGAGATAAATTATGGCAGGCGGCGGATCATTTTCAAGCGATCAAAAATTTACTACGTTAACAGCAGATGGTAGATTTAAAACTATAACAGGTGGTTCTACAAATTTAGGACCATGTAGAGTAACTTATATTCAAGCTGCTGGAGTAGCTAGTTCTACAGTTAAACTACATGATGGATCAGATGGCACAGGTTCTTTAGAGTTTCAATCAAGTTTTGGAACAGAGGGTTGTGATATTTTTGTTCCTGGCTCTGGTATAAGATTTAAAAATGGAGTGTATTTAGATTTAACTAATACAACTTCTGTAACAATAGGATACACAGGATAATGAAATCAGACGTAAAAGCAATTAGAAAAACAGATGCTACATTAGTCTTTGGAGGTAGAACAAGATTAAGAGGAATTATTCTTTCTTCAACTGGATCAGCAGGTTCAGTAACTTTACAAGACGGTAATTCTGTTACACAGTTTCAAGTAGATGTTCCAGCTGGGGATGTTTTTTCGTATAATTTAGCAGAAGATGGTATTTTGTTTGAAGGCGGTATGACTGTGTCAGCAATTTCAAACGCTGTTGCTACAATTATATTGGACAAGTAAGGAGACTAAATGGCTAATACTACTTCAGGAACGACAACGTTCGACAAGACATTTGCTATAGATGAGATTATAGAAGAGTCTTATGAACGAATAGGTATGCAAAGTGTATCTGGTAATCAGTTACGTATGGCCAGACGTTCTCTTAATATTATGTTTCAAGAGTGGGGTAACAGAGGTCTTCACTATTGGGAAGTAGCAAATAATTCAATTACATTAGTTGACGGTCAAGCAACATATACAATGTTTAGATCAACAGATGATGGCACTTCTAGTGCTACCGCTGTTTATGGTGTTGACGATATATTAGAAGCTGTTTACAGAAACTCTTCAAGTGTTGATACACCTCTTACAAAAATAAACAGATCTACATATCAAGGTCTTTCAAATAAAACATCTGAAGGAACGCCTTCACAATACTTTGTACAAAGATTTATAGATAAAGTTACAATCACTTTATACTTAACACCTGGTTCAACAGAAGCAGGTAATACAATTAATTATTATTATGTAAAAAGAATTCAAGATGTAGGGAATTACACTAACGCAACAGATGTACCATATAGATTTGTTCCATGTATGATTTCGGGTTTAGCATATTATTTAGCTATTAAATATGCACCACAAAGAGTTCAAGAATTAAAATTATTATATGAAGATGAATTAAAAAGAGCAGAGTCTGAAGACGGTTCTTCTAATTCTACTTATATATCACCTAAAATATATTACCCAGGTATTGGTTAATGACTACTTTTGCATCAGGTAAATTTGCTTTAGCTATCTCTGATAGATCAGGCATGGCATTTCCATATAATGAAATGGTTAGAGAATGGAATGGTGCCCTGGTCCATGTTTCAGAGTACGAGCCTAAACAACCACAGTTAGATCCTAAACCAACAAGTGCGGACCCACAAGCTTTACAAAGAGCTAGAACTGCTAGAACAGAATTTCCTACGGAAGATTTTTTACCTAACAATCCTTTTGAACTTAGTTCTACTTATCTCGTTCCTACACAAACAGCACTTAGTGTTAATGCAGCTAATAGTGGTTTAGTAAATGGAGATCACGTTAGATTTAGAAATGTTAAAACTCCTTTACTTACTGATGACGGAACTGTTTATTATAAAGCAATAGAATTAGAACTAGCCACAACTTTAACTAATGCAATAAATGCAACTGATACAACAATTACTTTAGATGATATGCCGAATGTTGTTACATTAGGTAGTACATGGCCTTCTTCAGGT